CTACTTTATAATCATAAAAATCTTTAAATATATTTCTAAAATGTTTCTTATAAGTTTATTTCTTGTCATTCCTTGTTTTTCTGCTTTTTCGGTTAACTCTGCCCACATTTTTGCGGGAAGAGCAACAGATATTTTTTTTGATTCCATTCCTGGATCCGCTTTTTTTCTTCCAACATCCCAGGTTATTTCTCTTCCTTTTTTTGCTCCTCTGTTTTCCATGCTTCCTCCTATTTTATTCAAAATTTAATTTCTATGTATTTTTGCCCATATTCTTTACCATCTATTACTTCATCTGCGTACATTCTAATTCTCCCTTTTACAGACCATACTTTTCTATTAATCCAAGAAGTTTTTCCTTCCCCTCTGTATATTGCATTTACTAAAGAATTTGATCCATTTGCTTTATGTCTAAAATTGCTATTATTTACCATTCTTTCATTTAATTTTTCTGTTGATTGAATTTCATCAGCAAATAATTTGATAGCTTTTTTGAATATTGCCCATACTGCTTTTAATGCTTCTGAAAAAGTTTCAAAACTTTCTTTTTTATATGCTTTCCAAGCTTCCTTCATAATTTCTGATTTATTTAACATTTTTATCACTCCTTGAATTTATTTTTTAGATGTGATAAAATAATTTTGGACTTGGGAGCTTTTTAGCTCTCTTTTTTTTATTTTATCACTTACTTCCTTTACATTATTAGTATACCTTATTTCTTATATTTTGTCAACACCTTTTTATAAAATAAATAGAAAATTTTTTCAATAAAAAAAGAAGGGCAATCTTTTAAGACTGCCCTAATTTATTAATTCTTTTATATGAGCAACAAGCTCATTTTCTATTGTCTGCATGTGATCTTCCACTATCCTTATAGCTCTTTCATATAATTCTTTTTCATCCATTCCGTCCTCTTTCAGTCCTTCCAGGATTTGCACAATAATATTCTTAGTTTCTGAAAATTCTTTTTTTATAATGTCATGAATCATTTTGTAAGTAATGCCCTCAATGATATCGTGCATTTCAGTTTCGAAGTCAATAAGCTTTCTATTAAAAAAAGTATCAATTTCTTTATTGATTATACTCCAGTTTTCTTTTAAATGATTTTTTTCAATGTATGTTACTATTTTTTTCTGAATCGCCCACCGAATTTCTTGAACTTGAAATATTAATATTTTTTCTAGTGCTTTACCTGTTACTTTTTCAGTCCTTAGACGTTCTTCAAGCCGATTAAGGACTTCTACAAGTTTTTCATTTTGAGTTATAAGTGTACTTCTCCTATTTTCTGCATATTCTAATTTTACTAATATTTCTTCATAATATTTTTTATTATCTTTTATCATTAAATCAAAAATTGTTTTAGCAAAATATAGGAATATTCCACATATTACAACTGTCACTCCAAGTTCACTTATTTCTTTAAAAAACATTTTTCCCCCTCGATGCTTATAAAACTTTTGCTGCTCTTTCAAGATTAAATATTTCCTGTGCCAGCTTTCTTACATCTAATAATTCTTTTGCTTCTTTTATTGCACTTAAAACTAAATCTTCTGCAAAATTTTCAATCACATCAGGCATCCATTCTAAATCTCTTTTCTTTTCTTCTTCTATAAAATTTTCTATTTTGTTCCAGATTCCATCAAGCAGAGTTTCCATTTTTTCAACTCCAGTTTTTGCTTTTTCTGTTAATTCTAATCCTAATATTGTTTTTCTTAAAAAGTCTAATATTTTTCCTCTTACGTAAATTTTAACTGCTAAATCTGTCATTTTTATCCTCTCCTTTGTTTGTTTTTTATCATTTCCATTTTAAGCCACAAAACGCCCTTAAATTTTAATTTTAATGTTCTAGGTAATATTTATATCTAAAATTATTTTAAATCAATTGTAGGGCAAATATACGAGCTATTTTTTATTAACTTTTTTATTCTTTCCACTCTTATTTTTTTAGTCTCATTTTTTCACTTTTTTGAGCCTATAAAATTTTTTAGACTCAATTTTCCCATTTTTTGAGCCTTATTTTATTTCAAAATGAGGTGTATCATGCATTTTCCAGTTTCCACCCCATTCGATATTTACTCCTTTTTCTTTTGCTATCTTTAAGATATGCTCAGATATAATTTTTAATTTTTTATCATCATATCCTTCTTCAGAAGTAAATTTTCTGTAAACTCCATTCTCTAGAATTCCGCAAGGAAATATATCCACAGCATGTCCATATCCGTCAGATTTAATCTGATGATTTGATTTTGCCTTGTATCCATCACAGTTCGTTACTTTCGATCCTGGTTTAGTTCTACCTTTTTGATACAAAGCAAACTGTTCTTCTGTTGTTCTAGCTCCATCTGTAATTCTAAAATCAAATGGACTGTTTTTAATAGCTTCTTTCATGACCTCAACAAGTTTCGGATGTACTTTTAACATCTTATCCAGACTTGTCTGACCAAATGAATATTTTGCTTTTCCACTCCCTTCTATTTCTTCAGTAGTTAATATTACAGTTAATCCTTCAACTTTTACATCTACTACTTTTAATTCTTTTCCATCATTTAAAAATTCACTTCCTATTAAATTTCTTACTTCCATTTACATCACCTTTTCCTTTATTAATTCCAGTTCTTTCAAATATTTATAAAGTCTGGAAGGATTAAATTTATGATAACCTTTATATTTAAGCTCTACAAAATTCCATGTCAGGCTAAACTGTAACGCATAATCTATCGCATTTAAGCAAAATTCACTGCAAAAATATTTTTTGTCATCATGAGAATTTAAAAACCATAAGAATTGACTTCCTAAAATTCCTTGATAATCATATCCTGCACCTTTTACTTCTTCAAAAAAATCTAAAATATCTTGTGCTTCTACGCATGCATCCAGTTCATAAATATCAAAGTTTTTCTTATATTTATATGCTTGTTTTCTAACTCCACCTGGATTTGCAAGATATACTTCATTGTTATAAATAAACTCACAGTGCGAATAATTTCCTAGAGTCCAAGCAGATATTAAAAATCCTATTAAGCTTTTTGGCCTGTGAAAACTAATGTATAATTTGTTTTTTTCAAGCTGCATAAATACCTCCTTATTATTTAAAGCGACTAACTGAAATATAATCAGGACACTCATAGTAAGTTTCTTCTTTATTGTCCTTATACTTTAAAACAACTTGAGGCGATATCTCAAATTCTGCAAAAAGTTTTTTTAAGACCTCAAAATTATCTTTTTCTGCATTTTCATCTTTAAGATCCCAATTTAAATTTCCTAATATTGCGTATAGGAAATCTTGCCCCACTTCTCTATCATCAAAAACAACTTCAAATTTTAAATCACTGTATTGTGGCTGACTCCTTTTTACTCCCTTGAAATAGCAATGATAAAAATATTTATACTCGTTGTATAATTCTAATAATTTATGATTTCGTTCTCCGTATTCCTTAAAATCAAGTTTTACATCATCATAAGTTATTGTTTCTTTAGTTTGCCCAATTTTCCAGGATATTGAGACCCCACTAATTTGTGCTGTTAAAATATTATCATAAGACATTTTAAATTCCCAGTTCCTGAATCCACATCTTTCAAAAAAATCTTCAAGTTCTTCTAAAAATTCTTTTGTAAATTCTTTAGTGTCCATATTAAGCACCTCCTTAACTGTTCCAAATTTTTTCAAATTCTTCTCTTGCATTAAATTTTTTAAGCTCTTCATCTGATAAATTTACGAGATTTTCTCTTAACACTGTTTCAGTATGCATAGCCTTCGTTGTCTGTTCTGTCATTATTTTTGACAGTTCCAGTACATCCTGCATTGTTAAAGTTACATATTCATCTGTTCTATCCTTGTTTTTAAATTTCCATCCATCAAATGTTGCCTTTTTAGTAGCCATCATCATTGTTACAATATTATTTAAATTATTTTTATCAAGATCCCTATTACGCTGCAGATATTTTTCTTTGTATATGAATTCTTTTTCTGAATGCTCTGTTTTTAATTCAGATAATTCCTTTTTTATCTGATCAAGTTTAAAATCTTTATTAAATACAATTTTCCCATTCTCAATTTTTTCATATTCTTTAAGTTTTACTATTTTACCATCAACAAAATAGTTGTCAGGAGCAATTTCAACTTCCTGATATTCTATTTCTTCTACTACGTCTCCAGGCATTGTTGGAGCTATCATAGATACATCTATGTTTGTGCTTAAGACTAATTGAGTGTCTTTGTTGTACATAACTTTAAGAGTATCTTTATCAAATTTCTTAAGCTCCTCGTACCAGTCTTTATTATCTTTATCAAAAATACCATAATATTTAAACCCATCATCAAGCTGTTTCACTTCAGTTCTTTCAACTATAAATTTCATTTTCACTCACTCCTTTTATCCTATAGGCACATTAAACCATGTGCCATTTCTCAAAAATTGTAAGGCTCTGCTGTCTATCCTTATATGGTCCTGAGTAGACCCATAGTCCCTGCTTACATTTACGACAACATATCCAGCACGTTCATTTTTTGAGTTAATTCCATCACGTACCCATCCCACCATTCTGACATCATGAAGTCTGTTGACCTGTGCATCGTGTGCTTTATTCCATGCGTCGTTTGCTCTGTTCCATGTGTCAGTTATCCTGTTATGTGCATGTTGGATGTTATTGTCTCTTGCCGCCATATCAAAATTATCCATAATTTCACACCAGTTACCACCATTACGATTTGGAACTTTATAATAAGCCCTCCCACCATTTACGTGAAAACAGCCCATATAATCTCCATTTTCTAAGTACATATATAAATGCCTTGGTGCCCAGCAGTCAGTACTATTACCTCTTAATACAAAATCACTATTGTTAGTATTTTTGTACCCTTTGCTAAACGGAATATATGGCGACAAATCAGGCTTTGGTGCTATTTCTTTAATTTTTGCATATGTTATTATCCCTGCTTTATTTTCTTCCGCAAGGTCGGTGTATTTCACTCTGTTTTCAAGTTCATCATTTATTATTTTGTTGTCCTCAACAAAATCTATCCGTTTCGGATACTCACTCCCTATCCATTGATTGAGCCCTAGTGTTGTTTTCTTTTGTGCTGGCATTTTTTTTACCTCCTACTCTTTATATTTTTCTCTATCTTCCCAATTTAAATTTAAACTATCCCACATGTCCCATGTCTTGTTATATCTGTCAAATTCATCCCAAGTCATGTAGCTGTATATAAACTTAAACCCTAAATGTGCTGGTTTTACCCTTTCAATTGCTTTGATAAAACCATCCATATTTGCTGGAATCCCATAAATTCCTATAAATTTTATATAAAAAAAATATTCATTATTTACTTCTATGACTTTGCATTCCCCACCACTAAAAACTTCTGCCATCGTTTCCAGCATTTTTATCGTTGTTGTTTTTCCAGCTTGCATTTTTGCTATTATATTTTCTCTTCTAGCTTCATCTGATAAAGATATGTCAGTTGTTATTTCAAATATTTCTTCCCAGTTTTCAAGACTCCAGGTTGAACTTTGCACAAATTTCTGCCTTAAAATGGCTTTCAGGAACTCTTCTTCATCTACAGTATCTTCTATTGCCTTTTGTAGATTTACAATTTCTTCAACTTTTCTGTAATATTTTGGCATGTATTTTATTAACTTTTCCATCACATCACCTCAATTTTAGCTGTTCCAAAAGTAGGCACATCCTCTGCTCCTAGAGTTATATTTGTATTCCCATTATTCATTTTAAAATCAAGATAATCCTTTACTCCAGTCACATTTAAAAGGATATTTCCAAGTTTTGCATAGCTTAGATAATCATCTTTAAAAGCTGATTTTCTGAAATATTCTATTACTTTCTTTTTAAATTCCTCATTTACTTTTTCAATTGTTGTTTCTGTTCCAATCCTAACTTTTCCAGTAAAATTGACAATCTTAGAAATTGCGGCATTATAAGTGACAGTTGCACCAATCGGTCTTTGTTCTTCAACATAATCTTGTACATTTTTTAAAAGCTGTGTTCCTGGAGCTAGTCCATTGACATCCATTAACACAAGCTTTACAGTACCATTTCCATTCCACAAAGGGAATACTTTCACTCCGCCTATTCCTGGAACGGCCAAGCACCATTGCCTGTAATGATAAATATTACCTGATGTTGCTGGCTCTCTGACTTTAATAAAATATCTTGTCCTCAGTTCTTCGTCAGTTTCTGCATCGTATCCTTCCTTAAATTCTTTTAAATTTGTCACTTTAGTAAGTCCCTGAATTGTGACTGGAAAATACTTTATCGCTCCAATTCCTACATTACATCCACTTCCTTTGTCAACTGATCTAGCAAGCACAATTACTTTTTTTGTAGCATCTATAACTTTCTTTTCAGTTGTTTCAAAAATAAAAGTATCACTGCTTATTTTTGTTCCGACTTCAACAACTGTTCCTGCTTCTCCTTCAATTTGAACTTCTCCAACAGAATTTACTGCTTCTCTCCTTGAAAGTCCTACTGTTGCCGCAATCTTTTCAAGAAAAATTCCTTCTGATGTATCTGCAAATCCCATTTTATGCACATAATCTACAATATCTCTAAAATTGCTAAATTCAATTGAAATAGGTGCCAGATTGTCATAAAATAACCCTCCTTCCGTTTTGTCATAATCAGAAGGCAAATTATTCAACATGCTATTCAATATTTCTTCTGCTGTTTTCTTAATAATTACCGTCAACTTAAAAACGCCTCCCATTCAAATGATTCATAATTATCCAATATTACTCTAAATTTTGTTTTTAAACTGTTCCTTTCCATTATTGCTTCAAAGTCTTCAATTTCTAAAATCCTTGGATGTTTTTTCATTTCCTCTTCGATTTCTCTTTCAAGTTCCGCATATAAAAAAGGAGTAGGAAATCTCTTGCCTAGTAGCATTTCTTTATACCCTAATCCATACGTTTTATATATTTTATATTTGTATTTTTCAGTTAATAATTTCTTTTCAATCCACATCCTTATACTTCTTATGTCATCTGTTTTTATTAATCTTCCATCCTTTTTAAGCATTTTTCCTTCAGTAAAATCAATCAGAAATGTTTTTCCAAGTGATGACTCTTTTTCCAGTTCTTTTATTTCATTTTCACCAATAAATTTCATATTTGGAAACATCTACATCACTCCTTATTTTCAATGACATCACATATAAAATACATCTGCTCGCTTGTTGTTGGAATTACATATACTTTCTGTCCTTCTTCAAGCTGATAAGTTAATTCGAAATCAAATTCTACATCCACATCAGACCATTTTAATTCATCCGTAATTTGCATTGTTCCATTTAATTTGATTGTTCCTAAATTACTTCCTTTTAATTTCCCTGTTCCTTTTGCTTTATAGTGCTTTGTCGTAAGCCCTCGGCTCACATAAATCTGCTCAGGCTCTAATATTATTAAGCCTTCTTTTATTTTTACTCTTAAAGGATTTGTGGAAATCACGATGCCTTCAAGCACTCCCATTGGCATGACGTTATCCCTTTCCTTAAATGCTTTGGCAAATTCATTTTCCCAACTCATTTCTTTACTCCTTTTTTATTTTTTTTACTATTTTTATTACTTGCTTTTTCTGTTTTCCCTTGTTCTTTAGATTGTTCTTTTTCATAAGTTTCTGTTGCATCTTCTATTTCATTTTCAATATCACTTTCAGAGTATTGAATTAAGTTTATACTGCATTTATGATTATTATTTTCAAGACTATGTTCACAATCTTTGATTAAATACTCTCCATGTAGATAAAGATTATCATTCTCAAGTTCTACTATCCTTCCAGCTCTTATTTTCTCATTTCCAAGCATTGTTAAGCTAATATCTTCATTTATTCTGTTAAGTCTTTTTAACTTATTATTTGCTATATTTTGTGCATTTCCTTTACTCTTTTCATCAAACTTTTCCACTTCCTGCAGTAATCCAAATTCTTTAATACTTGCATCATCTTTTGCTTCTGCTACTACTCTCTGAGTCTTTTCATCACCGCTGACTACAATTATTTTATTTTTCAAATCTGCAATGCTTCTACTGTGACTCACACTGTTCAAAAAATCTGTTGCTTTTACAAGATTGTTTTTGCTCAGTTCATAAGTGCTATCAATTATTATTTTTTCGTAAGGACTTATTTTTACAGTTGTTTTTTCCATTTCAAGTACATATTTTTTCTTATTTTCCGCTGTATTAATATTAATGATATCTTTTATTATTTCACTTACTGTCTTATCATTATAAATTTTAGTAATAACGCTTGTTAATCCTGTTATTTCTACAGCTATTCCAAACTCAGCACATAATTCTTTTATTGCATTTTCACTGCTGATTTTGTTAAATTGCTTAATAGTAGTTGACTTGTTAAGCCAAAAAGCATAATCATATGCTTTAAAACTTCTTGTATTATTCCCGTTATCTTCTTCAACTATTATTACCTGAGTAATCATTTCATTGCCTTTAAATAGAGATAATCCACTTCCAAGTGTTATATTATCTAAAAAATTAAAATTCTTATCATTAAAATTATCTGGTAAAGTAAATGACATTTCCAATCCAAGAGTATCAATGCTATCACTCCATTTTAAGCCTGAAATAAAAGGCATTATATCCAATCCTTCAT